TTGGAACAGGTTAGAAAGCTGTTGCTGCTTAAAGGGGAACTGAATACCCAGCAGGTGTTTGAATACTCAAAAGAAGTTGAAGAACTACATGAAAAGGGAGTAATTAAAGAACAAACACTATTAACATATGTGAATTATGCAGATTATTTTATCAGGTGGATTAAAGGATATTTTGAGCCAGGTGCTAAAAACAAAGGCACCTACCAGCGTAATCTTAGCTCTGATTGATTTTGCCCCGGCTTCGGCTGGGGCCTTTTGTGTTTTGGAATAAAAGGAATTTATTGACTAAATGTTAAGTATATAGCAATATTGAATTAACTGTTGGAAATGGAGTTGGTAATCAATGTTATTATTTGAGAATACTATAGGTGCTTTAGATTATTTAAAGAATATATTAACTAAAGTAGGAGATACTATAAGGAAATGGGAAAGTAAAAGAGGATACATTTTTTTAAATTGGTTAGATGTTAAGTTGAATTATCTGCAAAGAGAAAAGTATTATGATCCAATTAAAGATCATTATTATAAAAGAGGGCAGATTGTTCATGTTGATTTTGGGTTTAATGTTGGTGGCGAAATTGGTGGTTCAAGATTTGCAATTGTTTTATGGGCACCTCAGAAATCCACTACAGTGACAGTTATCCCTATAACCTCACAGAAACCAAATTCAAAACATAACCCTTATTTACATGTAAATATGGGTGAGTTACTGGAAGATGGAATAGTTAACTGGGCAAAAGTTGAACAGATAAGAAGCGTTTCCAAATTAAGAGTTAAGTACCCCTTAAGTAAATACAAAACCACTAAAGTTCCGCCAGAGCTAATGGATGAAATTGATAAAGCGATTGTAAGACTTTATACCAAAAATAGGAATAAGTAAAAATTTTACTGATTTTCCCAAAAAATAATGCTTGCATTTTTTGTGAAATTGCGTATATACTATAACAAGTTGGTTACTACATGCGACATGTTAAATCATTTGGCATTTCGGGCCATAGCGCCCCATTATTAATACCTTTGGCCCCTAGCGGCCCAGTGACCACCAGTAATGGTGGTCACATACATCTATAGCCCCAGCTTCGGCTGGGGCTTTTTGTGTTTTTCCCCTCCCGGTCCGGTTCCATTAAGAGCCTCTAGTGGTTCAACCGTCCGGCATCCTACCTCTCCTTGGGGTTTAAGCCGCACATGGCCGTACCGGCTACGTGCCCGCCCTGCTTGTGGGTCTGGGCCTCCGCCCATTGGCTACATTTCGCTACGTTGCACTCCGCCAATCGGCTCCGGCCCCCCGAAAGAAAACTTGAGGTTGATCAGTATGTTGAAAGCTGTTAGGTAAGGTTGAAGAAGGCTAGTAAAAGTGGAAAATCAATTAGCCGTTAGCCTTCTGCGAGGGCATTTTTCTGGCTTCACAGGCTACCACCAAATCACAGGATAAAGCTACTTATGACTTAAAATCCTGTGTTTATAGTGCATAATAATAAATTGGGAGGCAATTACGAAAAAAGGCTTCTAGCAAAATCGCTAGAAGCCTTGATATTACTGGCGTCCCAGAAGGGATTCGAACCCCTGACCTACGGATTAGAAGTCCTTCTGTATTATAAAAATTGCCATTCCTTATAAAATCATTGGTACAAAGTTTTTACTACCTTATTTTTCTCCAAATTAAATTGTCAATTACCATAAATTAACTTGTCAATATTATAAACCATACCTTCTGCTTATACAACAAAAAAAGTGGGAAAAATGGTTGTTGAGAATGCCATTTTCCTTGTAATATTATGAAGGGAGTTTTATTTATTTCAGGCACGAAAAATGGTTGTTGAGAAGGCCATTTTCCTTGTAATATTATGAAGGGAGTTTTATTTATGTTTGTTTTTTATAGACATAAAGATACCCTGCTGAAAGGAGATTTTTTAGTCCTGATGAAAATAAAAAAGATGGATAATGTAGAGTTAAAATAAAAAGTGGGAAAAATGGTTAGTGAGAAGGGCGTTTTCCTTCCATAAAATTGAAAGATATTTTTTTTATTTAAACCTGCCACAGATGAATTTTTTAGTTATGATATAAGAAATAGAGATGGTTTACAATCATTTTGTAAAGAATGTGATAGTTACAGGAAAAATGGTTAGTGAGAAGGGCGTTTTCCTTCCATAAAATTGAAAGATATTTTTTTTATTTAAACCTGCCACAGATGAATTTTTTAGTTATGACGAAAATAAAAAAGATGGATTAGATTATTATTGTAAAGAATGTAGAGTTAAAATAAAAAGTGGGAAAAATGGTTAGTGAGAAGGGCGTTTTAGCGGACTAAAATAATAACTGTAGGGATGATATATTACGTCAAAAATGGTTAGTGAGAATGCCATTTTCCTTGTAATATTATGAAGAGATATTTTTTAAAATTTTTATTATAAAACACGAACTTTTTGGTAAGGAAATGTATCTTACTATTAATAGAAGGCCATAATAAACAATTTTAAATATCCATTTGCAGGAGTGGATATTTAAAATAGTTTTAGAATTCTAATCATAATTATTTTCCTTCATTTTTTATTTTTTCCCTCCCTTATGACAGAGTGACACTCTGTCTTTTTTATTTTGATTTTACATTTACATTTTTAAATATCAAATATAAGGAGTGATTTTAAAATGGCTGAAATAACTGCCTCAGCATATCAGAATTTGAGAGATTACATTCAAAATAATTGGAAATATATTGAATTAAGAGATGATACTAATACACCAATATTCAGAATCGATACTTCTGACCCTAGAGTGACATGGACACATACAGCAGGGGCAAATCCTCTTGAGTTAACATGTGTCATTTCTGGTAGTGATACTGATATAACATTACCAAAAACTTTTGCTTCATCTGCAATCTACAATGTTGCTACAGGTGGAGATGCTTTCAGTATTGAAACTTTCACACCTTTCACTATGACTAATACAGCAGACCAATTAATTATAAAACATCAAATACAAGTACCCCAAATTTAAGGGGTGATAAGCAATGTTAGGTAGCGGAACGCAAACAGACCCTTATAAAATTTCTACTCCACAAGATTTAAATGCAGTAAGAAACAATTTAACTGCTTATTATGAATTAGCAAATGATATAGACATGTCATCTTTTGGAAATTTTACACCAATTGGAAATTCATCAACAAAATTTAAAGGTAACTTCAACGGTAAAGGATATAAAATTAAAAATCTTACAATTAACATTTCATCTCAAGATGTAGGTCTATTCGGCTATACAGAAAATGCAACTATCCAAAATGTTGCAATTGAAAATGCTGATGTCACAAGTAATATGCAAAACTATGTCGGGATTCTAGTAGGAAACATCACTACTTCCACAATATCCAACTGCTACACAACTGGAAACGTTTCAGGACAGTATGGAGTAGGTGGTTTGGTTGGGTGGCACACGAGCGGATTAATTCAAAATTGTTTTTCTCATGCAAAAGTAACAGGAAAAGGACGAGTAGGTGGACTAGTAGGGAATGGAGTGACGATAGATTCGAAAGTAGAAAAATGCTATTCTACTGGACTAGTAACTGTCACACCAGACCCAAACCTTTACAATGGTGGATTAGTTGGCTCACATATTGATTCAACAAAAGTAACTGATTCATATTTTGACATAAATACAAGCGGTCAAACAATTTCCGCTGGTGGCACAGGGAAAACTACAACAGAAATGAAACAACAGTCCACATACATAAATTGGGATTTTACTTCAATATGGGGAATTAATAACGACTATCCCTACTTACAAATTTTTGGAATATCTACTCCTTCTGGCGTTGTTGAAGAAAGACAGGTTGTATCTTATATTACTGATATTTCTTCGACTACAGAAATAATAAAAAAAATTTCAAAAAATATAAATTCATATGCTAAATATATTGTTTCAGATGTCAATGCATTGAAAAATAAATCTATTCATGTAAATTCATATATGTTTCCAATATATGCCAATGTTTTATCGCAAAATAAAACTAATAAGATAATAAATATTCAATCATACGTAGATAAAATCAATTCAAATATTTGGCGACAAACTAAAGCATATAGACAACCAACTTCATATATGAAATTAATTGATTCAAAGGTAATACTTCCAGGTATTATTTTACCTTTCGTTTGTGCCAATTCTTGGTATGAGCAAAATTTAAGCAATTCTTCAACAATAGAAAATTTATCTAATATATCATGTATTGAAAATCCTTCTCATTTGGAGGTGATTTCATAAAATGGCATTGATAAATGATACTGTACGATTAAAAGTTAATTTTAAAACTTTCGATGGTACAGCAGTTGATCCAACAAATATTACATTGAAAATTTATGACGATAAAAAACAATTAATAGAAACAATTAGTATTGACGACACTAATAAATTAAATGTTGGTGTTTATTTCTATGATTATATTATTCCTTCTGGCGAAGAAGATTTATATATTGAATTTCAAGGTTTACTAAATAATAAACCAATTGTCACCAGAAAAATTCTGCGAAGGAGTTGGTCATAGAAAAGGAGGGATAAAAAATGGATATAGAACAAGAGATAATCAAAATGGCAATTTCAAATGGTATATTCGCTCTACTTTTTGTATGGCTTTTAATTACAGAAAGAAAAAACAGCCAAGTAAGAGAAGATAAACTGACTCAACAGTTAGAAAATAATACAGAAGCAATTAAAAGTTTAAGGGATTTAATTCTTTTTAGCATAAAATCAAATACAAAGGAGGAAAACAAATAAATGGAATGGACACCTGAACAACAACAAGAGATTGAAAAAATGATAGCAGAACAAAAGCAAAAATGGGCTGAAGAAGAATTGGCTCCACTTCAAAAGCAAGTGAAAGAATTAGAAAAATTTAAACCTAAAGAAAAAAGTGAAATAGAAATTGCACTAGAAAAGAAGGAAAAAGAATTGTTTGAAAAAGAGAAAAACTTAATCTTAAAAGAAAATGGTCTGCAAGATTTTGCAGATTTTTTTGTTGTCAATGATACTGAACAACTTAATAAGCAAATTGAAAAACTTAATAAAATTCTTGAAGCAAGAAAATTGAATAATAATTATATTCCTGAAGGACATAAACAAAAAGCAGATAGTTATACTCAAGCAAAGAAAAAGAATGACCTTCAAGGAATGGTTAAAGCATTATTTAGCAAATAATTAATAAAAAATAAATTTTTAGGAGGAATGTGTAATGTTCACTTCTGATAAATTTGTTCCTGGTCAATCTATAGATATGAAGGATGTCCTTATTCAAACTACACCTGTACTCACTCCTTTCACTACTCTTTTACTGGATAAAACTGTAAAAGCAGAAAATGTTACTTTAAACTGGATTGAGGAAGCAATTAACGAGAGTGCCGCTGTAACACTAGGTGAAGGTGCTGATGCTCCTGCAGTAGTAGATGATACTTTGGCTCCCATGACCAACTACTGTGAATTAATTGGTGCTACTGCTACCGTTTCCAATACTGCTCAAGCCACTACAGCCAAAGGTATTTCTGATCTGCTTGCACATGAAGTAGTGAAAAAAACAAAAGCCATGAAAATGAGAATGGAAAATATTCTGATTAATGGCACCAAGTCCTATGATGCAACCACTAAAACCTATACCACTGATGGAATTTTAGCACAAATTGACCCTGCTAACCAAGTAACCAATACTTCCTTCACCAAAGCAAAATTTGAAGAAACTGTGGCAAAAATGTATGATGCAGGTGTGAATGATGAAATGATTTGCTTTATTCCTGCACAGATGAAAATTGCATTAAACGGCTTTAATAATGTTGAATTTTTGGCACGTGATATGTTCCAAGGTTTTGACACTGAAAAATACGTTACTCCTTACGGTATAATTACTTTCGTATTATCTGAAAAATTACAAAATAAACTTTTCATCGTGAATCCTAATTATTTAGAATTGGCCGAATTAATTCCCTTCCATGCAGTACCGCAACCTGTTTCTGGAAGTAAACAATCTATCTATCTTGAAACCCAATTCGGTTTAAAATTACTCAATAGTAAAGCAGCAGCCAGTTTTGCTATTGCTTAGTTTTCTAAAAGAGAGGGTGAAATATCCCTCTCTTTTTTTATTAGGCAAAAAATTTACATTTTAAAAAAATAAAAAGGAGTAATTCAAATGATAATCACAAAAAAAGAAATGTATATTCTGAAAAGGAAAAAAAAGAAAATCAAATTAACCGAAATCGCTAATCATATCAAATGTACACCACAACTACTTTCTATGTATGAAAATGAAAAATGTGACATATCAGAAGAAAAATTAAATATGTATAAAAAATATATTGATGAAAAGGAGTGATTAAATTGGATAATGTAGAACAAAAATTCAATGAAATTGAATATCTTTTAGCCAAAATCAAAGATAAAATTAATAATATTGATAAAACTTTAGACAAAATCAAAGATAAAATTAATAATATTGATAAAACTTTAGATAAATATTAAAAAAATAATTAAATAACAAATGGAGGTGAATGATGTGAAGGAGAAATATTAACCCTTTTCTTCATGCAAACACAGAAGAAAAGGAGGTGATTATATAGATAAATAAAATAAAGCATGGTAAAGGGTATTCTTCGTTCACATTCGATGAAATGAGGGAAAAGATAAAAAATGAATTTCCAAAATGGGTAAATGAAATTAATTCTCAATATAATCTAATACTAAGTAACGACATAGATTCGCTAATGAGTTGTTGCTTATTGAATTATTTATTTCAAACTAAAATTACACATTTCTATAACTTCAAAGCAATATATACAACAGATGAAAAAGCCAAAAATTTAATAGGCGTAGATATTGCTTTTAGTAACAATTTCAAAGTATTCGATAATCACGTCACACGAATTGATAAAAATGATAAAGTTAATATACTTTCAGCCAATCTTAATGCAATATATAACATTAGCAGAGAAAACTATTATAAAAAATATTGTGGCTCAACACTTCTACAGATATGGTCATTATATGATGTTCCACTTCCCAAAACAGAAGAAGGGAAAATGATATTGCTTGCTATTGATTCTTCCTTTAAAGGACATTATATAGAAAAATTTAAAAAAATAAATAATGGTTGGCTGGAAGTTTTAGAATTTGAAGAATTGATAGATGTTCTAAATAGACACACGATAGACGAATTTTATTCGATTATATATAAATATAAGTTAAATAAACATATATATATCAATGAAAACGGAATACTGGAAACTGAAATAGACCTTGCTCAAATGCAGGGTCTATTTTCATTTCCTATTGAATTACCGAAAGAAAAATTTAATTTACAAAAACAATTTAACACAGAAGCAAAACATATATATTATTTTCAGAGAGAAAAAGAAGCAAAAAAAATAATCAGTTTAGCACTGATTTATAGAGATAAAATTTCATATACATATAATTTCAAGAAATGAAAACCAGAAAGATACATACTAACCAACTTTTATGATACAAAAAACAGATACGATTGTCAATATTTTTTTTAAAATATTAGAACATTTTTAAATATATAATCGTCTATTATTTATATATAAATACAAATGAAAATTAAAACAAAGGAGATGTTAACATGGAAAAGAAATATTTAACTTTTGTTTGCTTTAACCAGAAAATGGCTGGATACCTTATGATGAAAGGTTTTAAATTACATGAAATAAAACCGAATGATAAATATCCTGAAAAGAATGTATTTCTATTTACTAATTCGTCAGAATTAGAAAAAGCAATAACAGAATTTCGCAAACAAAAAGAAAAAGGTATATTTATTATCTAAAAGGAGGTTAACTAATGGCATTAACAAGAGAAGATATACTAATGATTCAATTATTCGATGAAAAAATAACAGGAGAAGAATACAGTAGATTAGTTAAACAAAAAGAAGTAAATATAAACGATATTCCTTTAATCAATGAAAATGTAAGTAAAGAATTAATTAAACAATTCTATAATTTATATGTAATTAAACGTGACAGATATATCCTGCTTTTGCATGATGGAAGATATATTACTACGAAGAAAAAACCGCTCATGGATTGGATGATTAAAAATCATCTAAAAGGTACAGCAACTATTGGCACATTTGCAGGTAAAAATGGCACTAAATTTATTTGTTTTGATATAGATACAAAAGAAACAGCAAAACAGTATTATCATAAATTAATTAATTCATTAATAAATATCGGTATCCCTGCTGATTATATTTATCCTTCTTTTTCTGGAACCAAAGGGTATCATGTAGAAATTTTCTTCGATAATCCAATAGCCATAACAGAATTAAAAAAATTGTATAAAAAAGTTTTGGCAGAAATAAATGCTAATGAAACAGAAATAGAATTCAGACCTACTTCCTCCCAAGGAGTAAAAATTCCTTTAGGAAGGAATTTCAAAAGCCAAGATATGGAAAATAATATCTGCTGGTATGTGGACAGAGAAACACTAGAGCCAATCAGAGATATTGAATACATGCTGAAAATACAGAAAATAGATTCAAATACAATTAAAGATATTATAAAAAATATTGGTCAGCAAAAAGTAATAAAAAAGCAAAAAATAAAATCAAAACAACAACAGCCACAAAATAAAGTAGTTTCGCTTCCAGTATATATTGGAAATGAATATAGTATAGAGAAGTTAGAAAAACTTTGGAAAAAAGGTATTACTCAACAGGGAACACGTCATACTTCAATGGTAAAACTGGCTAAATATCTTAGATATTTAGGAAATACAAGAGAACAAACTAAAATTGATTTAATGAATTGGCTGGAACGACAACCAGAGCATACATATAATTCTACTATAGATGAAATAGAAGAAGATATAGAAAAAATCGTAAATTGGGTATACGACAACCAAAAAGGTATTACTGCTCCTAGAAATAAAATCGAATTTCATAAGGAAGAAATTGAATATATTTTGCGTGCAAACAGTAAAAATGAAAAGATTTTGCTTTTTTATATGATGATTCATTCTAAAAGATATTCTGACGATGAAGGTAAATTTTATATGAGTTATTCTCAAATGGAAGAATTAACTGGATTATCTCACCAAACAGTAGTTTCAACAATTAATAAATTAGAAAATCAAAAATTAATACAAATTATTTCAAGAAATGAAAAACAGAAAGATACATATATAAAGAAAACTAATACATATAAAATTCCTTCGATAGAAATAAACTCAAATAAAATATATAATCTAAGAGCAGATAGTTTTTTTAGTGATTGTCTTTTCTATTTCTTTTCTATAGATGAAGTTAGAAAAATACTACCTAGAAAACAATTCGAATATTTTAGAAAAAAATATATATCTGATAAAGATAAACCTATAACTACATATACTATTAATTTAAATAATAAAAATAATAATACAGATAATATAGCATAGAATACTGTATTATAAAAAAATAACAAATCTATTATGTCTAATTTAGTACATTACATATTTTACAATAAATAGATATAAAAAAATAACAAATCTATTATACGTAATTTTGACAAGGTATCTAATTTCAAGTAAATAAAAGATATTTTAAGATAATTAAATATAATTTAATTTAATTAATTATCAGAAAGAAAAAGATTGGATATTAACAAAATTATAAATTTTATAATGGAACAAATTTACCAAAATACTATATATATAGTATATTGGTAAAAATGTTCCATATAGAAATATAAAGAAAATAAAAGATATTTTAAGATAATTAAATATAATTTAATTTAATTAATTATCAGAAAGAAAAAGAATGGAGTTACAAAACCGTACATTTCATGTACGGTTTTGTAACTCTAGGGAATAAAAAACATACAGCGTTGCTGTATGTTTTTTATTCCCCATTAATCTTAAATTAAATTTTATATTAAATAGTAAACAAGAAAGAAAAGGAAAAAATAGAGGGCAAAGATACTGGATATTATTAGAATCTTAATCAAAAAATGTTCCAAATTTACCAATATCCTATATTTAAGCAAATGGTAAAAATGGAACATATAGAAATATAAAGAAAATAAAAGATATTTTAAGATAATACAGAATAAATGTTTATAATCAAATGCCATAAACAAAAACGTATTTCACTGCATAGGTGGCGGTGGTACGTTTTTTTATCTATATGGGAGGATATTAATTTATTCTCCCTTTTAAAATGCCTTTTAAACTGCGTAGAATGGCGTATAACAAGAGTAAATTACTTATTAGTATAAATACATTAAACATTAATTTTAAACGTCTTATAAACGATTTTAAAAAGCAGAAACTAACAAAAATTAAATGGAGGTATCATAAATGGGTAGAAAAATAAAAAGCAGAAACGAATTAGAGGAAGCATTAAGCAAAGTAAACGATAAAAAAAGAAAGTATTTTAGGTGGAAGTTTAATATTCCATATGCGGGTAGACCAATGAACCAAAAAACAATAGAAGAAATTTGCAAATATACAATGGTTAAAAATCCACAATATTTCTATGATTGGGAAAAAACAGATGAATATAGAAACTTAGTTAATATTTACTTGAATTCCAAAACTGCTAATGATTTACTGGAAATTTATGGTTTAATATCTGAAAAAGCAAAAAAAGGAGATAATAAAGCAATTGATACTTTACTAAAACTTCAAAAAGAAATTCAAGCCAACATTAGGCAAGCCAAAAGAAAAGAAAAAGAATCTATAGAAATAGAAGATGATGGATTACAATTGTAGGTGTAGGTGGTGGCACAATGGCAAGGACAGCGAGAAGTACAGCAGAGAAACTAAAAATTATTAATGCTGATTTTAGATTATGGGCAAAAAATTTTGTAAAAATTGTAGATAATGAAGGAAAAGAAATTCCTTTTATTCTTAATGAGCAACAAGAATATTTTTACCAAAATATGGATAAATTCAATATAATTTCAAAAAGTAGACAATTAGGATTCACGACATACAGTTTGGCTTATTGCTTATGGTTGGCTTGTACAAGGCCAAACACTAACTGTTTGATTGTATCGTATAATGTAGAATCAACACAAAGTATATTTGAAAGATTAAAACAAATGTTCGCTTCAATTCCAGACAAATATAAACCAGCAGAACGCAGAAATAACAGAATGGAATTATATCTTGAAAATAATTCAAGAATTATTGTTAAAACTGCAGGCGTAAAATCATTAGGTAGAGGTATGACCCTGCAATATATTCTGCTTTCAGAATTCGCCTTCTATCCTGATGACCAACAGAAGGATTCTCTTGTTTCACTTGAACAGGCATTAGCAAAAAATGAAGATTCAAAAATAGTAATTGAAACAACATCGAATGGCTATAACTATTACCAGAAATTATTTATGAGTGCCTATAAAGGGAATTCAAAATATAAAGCATTTTTCTTCCCCTGGTATTCTTCTGCTACAAGTAATCAATTCAAACATGAAATAGATTTAGCGGAAAAGTGGTTTAGATTGAATAATCATGGCCACAGAATGAGGCCAGAAGATTTAGAACGTGATGAAATACCACTTCGAGAAAAAGGAATTAGTTTTAAATTGCTTATGTGGCGTAGATGGAAACTAGAAGATATATCTATTGAAGATTTTAACCAAGAATTTCCAAGTACACCAGAAGAAAGTTTTAAAGCCACAAGCAGAAGTGTATTCGATACTCAGAAAATAACTGAACGATTGAATTATATTCTTCCTCCCCTATCGAGAGCAGACATAAAAAAAGAATTGCCATTTTCCCTTGACCAGTATTTAGGCAAGGGATTTTTCATTTACCAAAATGTAAAAGCAAATGAAAGATACTATATAGGCGTTGATACTGCTTCTGGAAATGGTGGAGATTATTCTGCTATCAGTGTTTTCGATAGTCAAGGAGAACAAGTGGCAGTATTCTATAACAATAAAATTCCAGTATATAGATTCGCTGAAATTGTGAATGATTTAGGACATTATTTTAATTATGGTTTTCTAGTCGTAGAAAAAAATAGTTTTGGTCAATCAGTAATAGAAAAACTAAGAACAGAATATGGGTATCTCAACATGTATAAACATAAAACATTTGATGAAAGAGGTAGGAAGAAACTAAAAATAGGATGGGTAACAACTTCTGTAAGCAAGCCAAAATTAATCAATGATTATAAAGAACAGTTTGAATTAGATTTGATTTTACTAAATGATAATGAAACCCTGGAGGAAATGAAAATATTTACTGATTATAACGGTAAAACAGGAAATATTCGTGGTGAAGGAAATCATGATGATATGGTCATTGCTTCTGCTTTAGCAATACAAGGGCTGAAATGTGGAAAATGGTATGTTTAGGAGGTAAATATGAAAAACAAATATATTCCCATTAAATTATATCTTAAAAGTTGTAGTAGATAGATTTTCACATGAAAAAATAACAGTAGATGATGTAATAACTGGAAGTGTATTCCAGATATTATACAGTTAATCGAATATCCTTTTGTTTGTCCTGCTGAACCGGGAGCATTTATACAAGGTACATTTATGATTAGTTTTGATAAGTAAGAATAAAAAGCATATATAAAGGGAGTGATTAATTTTGAATCTTCAAGAATATATAAATTTAGTACATGATGGTAAACAAGATTGGTTTGTTTCAGAAGTTAATAGTTATTATCATATGAATAGAATTAATAAGATCATTGATATTAAAGAATATTTAAGCGGTAGCCATAAAATTCTAAATAGACCAGCCGAAACATGGAATGGTAAGACATTCGAACCTAGAAGAATTGTCCTGCAATATGCGAAAACAGTTTTAAATTTTAGTGTATCGTATTTATTGAAAAATCCTGTAACGATAACTGGGAATGAAAAAGACGTAAAGATTATGAAAGATATTTATAAACAAGGTAAATTTAATAGAATAGATTTAGATATAATGGACAAGATGGTTAAATATGGTGCTTGCTATGAGTATTTGTTCATAAATAAAGACGGAAAAATTAAAAGCAAGATTATTGCTCCAGAAGATTCATATCCTATTTATGATGAACAGGGAAATATGATAGCATTTATTGAACATTATACAACTGACTACAACGTAAGTTATTATAATATCTTTACAGAGGATAAAGTTTACAAATGGAATGATGCAGGTGGAGATTTAAACTTTTTAGGTGAATTCAATAATCCTTCTGGTCTACCTTGTGTTTATAAAAATTTAAATGAATTAGATAATACAGAAGGCAGAAGTGATTTAGAAGATTTTATTAATATTATTGACAATATGGAAGATTTAATCAGTAAATATACAGATAGTATTTATAAATTCTTGAATCCTATTCCAGTAGTAATTGGACAAAAGTTAAATATAAAAGATGGTAAAGGTGAAATACCTACTAATTTAGTTGGTATTGGTTTAAATCTCGATGATGGTTCAGATATGAAATTCGTTCATGGACAGTTAGATTTTGAATCATTTGAATCAGTATGGAAAGTATTAAAGCAAGCATTGTTGGACATTAGTTGTGCTCCTGCTGTCAGTATGAATAATCAGGATGTTAGTAATTTGTCAGAAGTTAGCATTAAATTATTGTTTAGTTTGGCTGATATAAAGGCAGGATTGAATGAGAGGTACATTAGGGAAGGATTTGAACAAAGGTTTAAAAAGATAGAGAAACTATTACAATTACAGGGGATTGAAATAAATTCAGATAATATAGATGTAGTATTCCAGTATGCTAGACCGTTGAATGAAACCGATATAATTAATAATATTAAAACGATGAAAGAATTGGGAATTATGAGTTTACAAACTGCAATAGAAAATAGTCCTATGATTTATGATACAGCAAATGAGATGGAGAGATTAAATAAAGAGAATGTAAATAATCAGTTAGAATAAATAATTTTAATTGATAATGATTATTAATTAGAAATGTAGTAAATATAAGGGATTAAAAAAGGGAATAATTATTCGCTTTTTCCGTCCATGTTCTCTAACTGTCTGAAAACAGACAATTTATAGGTAATCAGAATTTATAACTGTCTGTTTTCAGACAATATTCCTTTTTTCTTTTAAGGAAACCATTGAAAATCAAGGCGTAAAAATTCAATTTAAAAGGTTTGATTTATTAACAATAAAAGAAACGTTTTATCACTTAATTTTAGATTAAGTTGTCAATATAAAACAAGAAAAACCCTTGTAATACAAGGGCTGAACATATACATCACTAGTATTGACAACTTAATTATCAAACAAAACTGCTATAAATAACATTATAGAAATAATTGTTAAACAATTTATATCAGAATGTGCAAAAATGGCTTTCTAAAATCGTTTTGTTGGGGCTGAGTTAAAAAGCCCAGAAGCTGACGGTATTGCCTGTCCAGAAATAGATGGATATAATGACCATAACTTAAAGAAAGGAAAAGGACATCTCTGTAGTGCGTGGTACTGCGCCAACAGTATCACTAGAGATGTCCACCCAACAAGTATGATCATTGTATCAGATTTTTCGCTGGTTGAGAATCCTGTAAATGGCGTTTTCTGTTAGGGGTGCGGAAATAGTCCCTTGCCCTTGTTGTGGCAGAAAGTTAAGGGTAATCGGAAGCCGTCTACGCAAATCGATCAAACCATCCGGTGATATTATCGTGTTGAACATTCGTAGATTGCGGTGTACTCATTGTAGTAAGATTCATCATGAACTGCCGGACTTCATAGTACCTTACAAACGGTATGATGCCGACAGCATTGAAACCGTGGTAAGTAATGATTCGGTTCAAACCATCGCTGCGGATGACTGCACTCTGTACCGCTGGAGGAATTGGTTTCAAACGATAGCCAATTACCTGATCGGTTGCTTAATTTCACTTAGCATTCGGAATTTCCAGGTCCCTGTGGATATCCTGTCCGTGGCTCCACAGTCCGCACTCCAACGTATCGGACATTTTGTGGGTGATGCTCCCGGTTGGCTGGGGAGAGTTGTCCGCCCAATCACAAATTTAAATTTATGGTTACATACCCGTTCTGCATTCTTGTCCAGGAATGCCTAA